GCTGAACCAACAGAGGCAAACTTGACAGAAGGCCAAGCCGAAACAAGAGATATTGGTGTAAGAAATCCAGTGGTTCTTGATGAGAAGATTAGTAACAGTGTAACTGGTGGTTTTGCTATAGATGAAGTGACTGATTCACCTTCAGAAACTGAAACGTTTGAAGATGGTGAACTAGCGTATGAAGATGTATCCAGTGATAGAAGTGGTGTAGGAGACTTTGATCCGAATGATCCTGCTACAGAACGATATAATAATCCAGGTGGTATGTATCCTTCTAGTTGGCAAGATAAGTACGGTGCTATTTCTAATACTGATATTATCGGTGGTGGTCACTCTATTGCCGGATTTGAAACAAAAGAAGGTGGTGCAGCAGCTCAAATGTCATTGCTCAAGGAAGGCAAATATTATAGAAATGAATCTATTTCAGATGCTATTAGCACTTGGTCTGGCGGTAATCATGTAGATAGTTATTTGACAAGTTTAAGAAATCAGGGCATTGACACATCCAAAAAAGTATCTGATTACACCAAAACTAAAGAGGGTACTATTGCGCTTTCTAAAGCAATGGCAACTCACGAAAAAGGTGGCATTTATAGTATGTCTGATGCTCAGTGGTCCAATGCTTATGATTTAGGTGAAAGTAAAGGGTGGATGTAATGCTTAATATTAACTTTAATAAAATTACAACTAGACAGGCAAGAGCTTTACTTAGAGACCCTAATAATAGAAATAATGAGACTTTTATTGGTGCTTTGCTCGCCAAGAAAATTATCGGAACAGACTATATTGTCTCTATTGCAAAAAAATTAAGAACATACTTTGGTAAAGATGCTAAAGTTAAGTATTCTAGAAAGTCTTTGGTCAATTCTACAGTTATCAGAAGATATAAAGAAAACTTTTCTCTTAAAAAGATTTTACCTAGCCCTATCTATGATCCTGTCAAATTAGATAAAATCAATACTGGCACTAAACTAGGTAGTGGCATTCCTCTTTCTTTATTTGTATCTTCTCCTGGCACTAGAGCAACTATCAATCATCTAAGTAACAGTGAAAGAAAAGATATAGCAAAAAGATTCTATTGTCATGTTCCTCTGATTGAAGGGTTTAGAAATAATCAAAACTTTCGTAAGAATAGTTTGATTGTAACAGAAGGTTTGGTGAAAAAGCAATCTGGTGAAAATCTTGTTTCTGGTGACATTAGAGACTTACAGACGCAAGGTAGAGTTGTAGTTTATGAAGTATTGAATAGTAAAGGTCAAAATGATGCCTATGCAACATTTGAACTTGCTAACTACTGGAAAGACAGTCAACTATTTCAAGGTCTTATTCTACATTATGATTCACTTGAACCAGTTATACAAGATTCGACTACCGATAGATTTGATGAGAATGCCATTCTGGATAAAAACAAAGTTTATCATGCAGAAATTATTGTTGTAATGCCTAAAGTTGATAATAACTATAGGGGTAGGTTTGAAAGAAAAGTTAGAACCGATATCAATTTTACGACTTTTATTGATAATGGTCTTGGGTATTTTCAATATAAATAAAATATAGAAAAATAAGAAAAATGGTACAATGGCAGTTACAAAAGCACTTTCTGTAGAAGATGGAAACTTACAAAGTCCATCAATAGTTACAACCAGAAATCGTAAATACAGTGATGTTGATTTAACCTTCGCTGTAAGAACGACTGGTGATGTTTTTAAGAAAACAGATGCGGCTGCTGTCAAACAATCTGTGAAAACAATTTTACAAACAAACTTTGGTGAGAGACCTTTTCAACCTAACTTTGGTGCCGATCTTAGGTCTAGATTATTTGAAAACTTTACTGATGAAGAAAATTCTTTTTTGATTGAAGATGCTATTACAGATGCACTTGCCTTATATGAACCGAGAGCTGAGTTAGTTTCTGTTGATATTACAAATAATCCAGATAGAAATTATCTTGGTGTTAGAGTTGAATTTAAAATAGTAAATACAGAAGAAGTTGTAGTATTAGATACTTCAATATCAAGGATTAGATAAGAATGGCTACCACAATCAATTCATCAGACTTAAACTTTGATGATATTAAAACGTCTTTAAAAACATATTTTGCTTCAAAGTCTGAGTTTGCTGATTATGACTTTGAAGGATCAGGTCTTTCCAACATTCTTGATGTATTAGCCTACAATACGCACTTAAATGGATTGATTGCAAACTTTGCTTTGAATGAAGCATTTCTTCCTACTGCGCAACTTAGAACATCTTTGGTAAATCATTCAATGGCTTTTGGATATATACCAAGATCGAAATCATCTTCTAGAGCAGATTTGACTGTAACAGTTGACTTGGGATCAGGTTCTAATAAACCAACTTCTATCACACTGCCTTCTGGAACACAGTTTACAGCATCTGTAGATGGAGTTTCTTATACATTTAGAACTTTGGTTGATTACATAGCATATCCAAACTCGACACAACCAAATCTATACACTTTTGTAAATTCTTCTAGTGAACCTTATATCACAGTCTATGAAGGTGAACTTGTAGTAAAAACTTTTATTGCTGAGATTACAGGCGACAGACAGGTATATGTTGTTCCTGATGTTGACTTAGACTTGTCTACAGTTGAAGTTGAAGTGTATGATAATATTAACTCAGATAATTTTACCACATATTTTAGTACAAATGCTACAGTCAATGCTCAAACAATTTCTAGTATTGATGAGAATACTGCTCTTTATATTCCACTTGAAACTTATAATGGATATTGGGAATTTAACTTTGGTGTCGAAGGTGTTACAGGTAAAAATCCTACTAATGGAGAAGTAATTAGAATATCATATCTGAGAACAAATGGAGTAGATGCAAATGGAGCAAATAACTTTACTCCAACTTCCACTCTTCCTGTAGCAAGTTTTGGTAATAGAACGTTAAACACTGTCATTAGAAGAGGATCCAAGTCTGCTTTTGGATCCGATAAAGAAAGTGCGGAATCTATTCGGATTAATGCTCCTTTGTCCTATCTTGCGCAGAATAGACTTGTATCTGCTGATGATTATAGAGGCGTTATTGCAAACGGTGTGCCTGGTATTAAATCTATTAATGCTTGGGGTGGTGAAGATAATATTCCCGCAAAGTATGGTAAAACCATTATTTCCATTGTATATGAAAGTGATGTTAGTGCCGATGAAAAGACTGCACTGGAAACTCAGATAAGAAATAATCTTACCGGACCATTATCTGTTATTGGCGTTGAAACAGAATTTGTTGATCCTACTTTTATGTATTTGGACGTTACTAATATTTTTAAATATAATCCTTCTCTGACTAATTTGACTAAAGAAGGTTTACAGAATAAATTGAACTCTGTAATATCATCTTACTTTACGACAAATAGTGGTAAATTTAATGATACTATTAGAAAGTCTAAACTGTCATCGGATCTTGATGCGGCCGATCCATCTATTTTGGGTACAAATATTAGTATTAAAATGACTGCTAGATTTACACCTTCAACTAATCCAGATACTGGCAATTTTGTCAGAAGTAACTATGAGATTAATTTTTTAAATAGTATTGAGTCCCCTTTGATGGAAGCGGCAAGTATCTCTAGTGATGGATTTATTGTCAACGGCATTTCTTGTTCTCTTAGAAATTCTCCTTTACATTCGACCACTCTTCAGGTTGTAGATAAAGAAGGTAATATAGTTATTTCTGATGTTGGAGAGTATCAACCAGCAACAGGAAAAGTCATTTTAGTTGGATTCTTGATTGACTCTATTCTTTCAGGCAATAGTTACTTGAGAATTACTGCCAATCCTGCTGATGATAGTTCCTTTAAACCTTTGAGGAACACTTTGATTACTTTAGGTAACTATAATTCTGCTGGTATTCAGGACAATAACATAGCAGTTTCAGCAGTTGGTGTGACAAGTTAAAATGAGTGATACTAGAACTCTTTCAGATTTAAATAGACTAAACGCTAACTTGAATGAATCTCAAGTTGATACTGTTATACCAGAACATTTCAAGGAACAGTATCCTAATCTGGTGACATTTCTGAAAAAATATTATGAGTTTATGGATAATGAAGGTGGTATTACTCATAACTTAAAAAACATTTTCACTGCAAAAGATGCCGAATCCACATCAAGTGAACTATTAGACTTATTGTTTAACGAAAGGTCTCCTGGGTTTCCAAAAGATCAGTATATTGCTCCAACATTTGCTTACAAACAACTTCCAGAAGTTTACAAAACTAAAGGAACTAATATATCTGTTGATAGATATTTTAGGTATTTTTTTCAGCAAGAAATTGAAAAAAATCTTCCTAGAAATGATATGCTTATTGTTGGTGAAAGTAAAATAGGAGCAGAATCTCTAAAGTATATTCAAGATTCATATTTTTATCAAGTCTATTCTATTCAATTAAAAAGTGGCATTCCTTCTACTCAGTGGTTAGATTATTATAAATCATATCTACACCCTGCTGGATACGCATTGTTCACACAAACTTCTTTCAACACTACTGTATCCTTAAAGGATGATGGTAGTGCAATCAATGGTCTTACCGAAGTCACTACAGACGATGATCTTGCACTATTTATTATTGCATCTGATGATGAAGTTGAATTTACAAGTCTCTCTTCTACTAGTGTAATTGACAGTTCTGCTCAAGGTAGATTTGCTGTTAGTAGTGAAATAAACATTTACCAAAGCTTTGAAGAAGAAACTGCGACCCTTAATGATTCAACATACAGTAGTCAATATATCTCAATTGGTGACATTCTTAATGTGAATTCCAGAAGGTTTAGTGATAGTGATGACTCCACTGAAATTGAATATAATCTCTCTAACGTCTCTGATATTACACTGGATGAAGATAGTGGTTCATTTGATACTGTCGGATTTATTCCAGGTATTAGATTCTCTAGTGAAACCGAGACTATTGATAAAGACTTGTTCCCATTCTATAATGATTCTGGATTAGATTCTGCAATTGGTCCATATGTTTAATATAAATAAGTTTAACTGGTTTTATAGGAATTAAAAATGCCCTTATCAATTCTAAATAGCGATAATGTTCTAAATGTAGGAACTGTTGCCAATGATAATACTGGCGATAATCTAAGAACCGCTGGACAAAAAATTAATGTCAATTTTGAAGCTCTTGATAGTGCTATTGCTGCACTCGAAATTTTACCAGAAACTGCTGTTACTAATTCAACTATTCGTTACGATGGAACTGGTTGGGTTTCTACCGATGGGTTAAAGGTTGATGGCAGTGATAATACTACTGTTGGTGGTAACATTACCTTCTCTGATTCTGATGACCTTATCATGCCAGATAAATCAGTGATTAAGTTAGGCAATTCTGCTGAACTTCAGATTTATCATGACGGGGGTAATAACCGTATACGAGGCACTGCACCAGCGCCTACGGATGATGGAAATATTATCATTGAAAATTATGTTAATGATGCAGATGTTACTATTAGCACTGATGATGGTTCGGGTGGTATTACCAACTACATCGTAGTAGAAGGTTCTACTGGTGAAGTTCAACTTAACCACTATGGATCACAAAAGTTTAATACAACCTCTACTGGTGTTAATGTAACCGGTAATATTGCTGTATCAGGCACAGTAACAGCGGACGGTCTGACTGTTGGTGGTAATATCACCTTCTCTGATTCCGACGATCTCAAAATGCCAGATAAATCGCAGATTAAATTAGGTAATGCTGATGACTTTCTGATTTACTATGACGGTACTAATGGCCGTATA